CGATGTTGTACTTGATTTCATCGTTCATGGTGTAGACAGCCTTGGTGTCACCAAGCTCGATAATCTTGCCGAAGCGCTTACCGATGGTGCCGGCCTCACCGTCAGTCAGGGTTCTGTCGTATGCCTTGAGGGGAACGGTATCAACGCTCATGATTTCAATGGTGCGGACACCCTTGAAGCTGTATTGGTTGGAGAAGAGACCCTGAGTTACAGACTCCTGAGTGAGTCTTTCCATAACTCTGGGCTCAGTCTTGCTAATAAGGTTTATAGTAGGCATTTAATTTTCCTCCGAATTAGTCTTGCGGAACGGAGGAGATTGAAAGATTAGATGCTGTCCCAACCCTCATCGAAGGGGTCTTTGGCTTTACCAGAGCCGGCAGTCTTCTTGCTGCCGATACTGCGCTGTTCATTCTTTCTGTTGGTTTCCATAGCACGTATCTTCTTTTTCAGCTCTGCGTTTTCATGCCGGGTATATGCGCCAAGAAGGTCGCCTGTGCGACCGGCTTCATCCCACACAGATTGAGGGATGTCTTCGGCTTTCATGTTGGGATAAACTTCGACGAAGCGCTTAATGGCTTCTTTACGGGTTTCTTGAGCCTTGCTCTCGGCTTCAGCCGCTTTGCTTGTCTCGGCTTCGGCCTTATCGACTCGGGCTTTCTGCACGGCAAAAATTGCATCTGACTCGCTTACTTCGCGGCCCTCTCGCTCTGCGTTTGCCATATAGATTCTTGCCCGGGTACTATCCATGAGCTGCTCAATAGTGAGATTGTTGGGGTCAGCAAGCTCCTTGAGGAACTCCTCATATTCCGCTATCTTGTTGGTTAGTTTTTGGGTCTTGCGGTCATAGTCCAAGCCCTTTTGAGCGAGAGCTATGACTTCGTCACGGCCTACTTCCTTCACTTCATCAAGGTGCTTAAGAGTAAATCGCTGGTCTGCGGTCTCATCCTTTTGCTCCTCGGTCTGTTCGGTTTCTTCCGTGGCTTCAGATGCATCAGCGGTTTCTGCTTCTTGCTGGTCTGCTTCTGCTTCATCGCTGTCGGCCTCCTCCGTGGTCTGCTCTGCGTCTTCGACTTCTGCGGGATAACCGTCGTCATCCCAACCTTCGTCAAATGCGCTCAGGTCTACCTCGGTCGTCACGTCGGCGGACTCTGCTGCTTCTACGGTTTCGGTCTGCATTTCTTCGTAATTCATTGCTTTATATCCTTCCTGCCGCTATGGTCGGCGGCGATTAGAATCAGGGTTGGTGGTATTTGCCGAGCCTTTGGATTTCTTTGTCTATACTCCCCAAGTGCTCTTTGATGACTCCAGCCTCTGTTTCGAGGTTGAAGGTTCGCTCGATTACGTGGTTGTGCTTGTCCACTTTTATTTCGAGCTGTTCAAGCCTATAGGCTATTAGGGCGCTGGACTTGCGGTTCGAGAAATATGAGCCGCAAAGCGTGCCTAAGAATCCTAACGCGGCCACAAGAATCGCAACTGATGCTTCGCTCATGCGCCCTCCGTGTTTATTCGCCGGTCTTGGTCTTTGCTACTTCAAGAATCAGGGTCTTGAGCGCGGAAAGGCCGGCCATAAGTGCGGCCAGAAGCATGGTCTTGTCCATTTCAAGGCTGAAGGTGATGCCACCGAGGAAGCCCTCAATGAAAGTCCATGCGGCTCTTTCGAGAATGTTTTTCCAATCCATTTTTCTATCCTCCTAAAGTCCGAGCAATTTGCTCCATGTATTAACACCACAGACACCATCCTTGGTCAGGCCGTTCTCTCTCTGGAACTGTCTAAGCCCGATATCTGTGTTGTTTCCAAAATCATCATCAGCGCCATCCACTCCGACGCTGAAGCCGTGGTGCATAATGAGGCTTTGCATAGCCCCTACCACAGCGCTTACATCGCCCTTCCGGAGAACGGGCAGTTTAACCTCCACAGTCTCCTTGTCTGCCACGATAATTACGTCGGCGGGCTGGGAGACTTCCGGTTTTGGGGCTTCGTCTACAGCGCCGGCAGCGCTTGCAAAGTCAGGGCAACAGAAGCCGCGTATGTTGATACCGTTCTTCTTAATGATGCGGAAGTCCACGGAATCGCTCATATTCCCTTCGATTACTCTGTAGGAAGTGGCGGTCTCGGCGTACACAACCCCGGTGTGGTCAGCGCTTCCGATATTGTCGCCCCGACCATCGTCATTCCAGTCGTACATGACTATGTCTCCGACCTTGGCGGAATAGTCATCGGCTTCCCTCCACCGGCCTTTGGCCTTGTAGAGGTTAATCATTGCGTCGCACGAGCATTCCGGGAGAATGATGTGGCCGAGATTCAGACTCTCGCCAACAGCGGACGGAAACGCAGCGCACCAAGGGTCGTGGTAGGTCATCTTATATCCCCTCGGAAGAGGGGATATTTTGTTGTACAGGTCGATTATCTGGCGATGGGAGCCGTCGGCCTCGTTGCAGCCAAGAAACGCTGCACAGGCATCTGCGAAAAGTTCTCTAAGCTGTTGCTCTGTCATTTAAACCAAGCCCTCCGTGCTTCCGGTCTCGTTTATCTTCCGTTGCAGAGCGCTGTAGCCACCGCCGGTAGGAATGTCGGGCATCCCCTCTGGCTCCGGTGCGCCCGGGGCTCCAGTAGGAGGAGCCATGCCCATCATCATTTGTTGCATCTGCTCGTTATGCTTCAGCTCGTCGATAAGAGCTCTGCGCTTAGGCACATAGTCGTCGGAGACGCGCTCCAGATACTGAACAGGAGTGATTAGACCCTGACGAAGCAAATTGTCCAGAGTGGACATTGCCGCAATTTCGCTGTAGTAGGTGCTTGCGCCGACGTCCAGCTTCAGGAGCATGGGGTGGCGTTTGAGCACGGTGAAGTCGAACTCCACGGGAATCTTCTGAGGCATCTGTACATTGGCAAAAGCAAGTGCCGGGGCTGACTCCGCAGGAGGAGCCGACATTATGTACCGAGTCTCGTAGTATTCAGCCATGAACTCGAAGTAGATTCTTGCGAGTTCTTCGGTAGCGTCGTAGAGGTTCTGCTTGGTCATCTCCGAAGGAGTGGCAGCAGCTCTCTGGAGCGCTATGATTGCAGAGGTATTGTCGGGTCGAGTATCACCAAGCGCTACGGAAGTGGCGCCGAGGCTCGACTCGGTTTCCTTTATTGCAAGCTCTATGTACTGGCTTACTTGAGGGGAAATAGCCGGAGGGTCGATGGACTTGATGACATTGTTTATGTCGCCGCCGGGGATGCCGTAGGCGCCGCCCACCCTGTTGTCCAGCTTGCTTATGAGGGTCTTGTTGTAGATGTACTTGGGGAATGCGTTTCGCATTATCGACAGCATCGACAGCGCCCAAGATTTGTTTATGAAGACTTGGTTGGGGATAAGGCCGGTTATCATGGCCTGACCGTGGTAGCAGTCCTGAATGGTGTCCCAACTAAGCCAAGTAATCGGGTAAAGGTGTATGCCGAGGTTTATGAAGTCGGAAACGGGAGCGTCCTTGGTGTACTCGTAGCTCCAGACCTCGCCGGTGTCCTCGTCTTTCCAGAGCATGGTCAGAACGGTGACCTTGTCATCGGTGCGCTTGACGTCATCCAAACCGTAGGTCTGGTCGTCTGCGATGATGTCATTCCACTTCTCAACGCCGTTCGCTCTCGCGCGGCGCTTAACCCGGCGGACTTCCTCACGAGCCTCAAGGATTATCCAAGGCTGGCTCTGAACGTCGCTGTCGTTTGGATTGCCAAAGTGAACTCTCTGGTTGCTTATGATTTCTGTGCGGATGCCGCCTTTAACATCCTGACCGGTCTCAATGGTCGGATCCCAATAGGTGTACAAGCAGCCGTCACCATCAACAGCAGCGTTTCTTGCGAAGCGCCGTATCAGAGCAGGAATCCTGTTTCTTTCGAAAAGGAACCCAAGCTCGTCATTCACAACGTCCACAATCTTCTCCAGCTCACCGGTATCCACGGCATTTGCCAGAGCAGTAGCTGTGACCTTGATGTTGTCAGAGGTTATGGTCGCGGTTATGAAGCTGACAACGCGCTTGATGATGTTGAAGGTGGGGGTCGGGAGGCCGTTGGAGTTAACTCCCTCCCATTGTTTGCCAATGAAGAAGTTTTCATTGGTCTTCACGGTGTCGTAGAGATTGATGCTGTTCTTGAAATCGACAGCCTTCTGGTAAAACTGCCAGCCTATCTCGTAGGTCGGGGTCTTACTCGACCCGAATATCTCAAGGCCATCGGTTTCGGGGACAATCAGGCTCTTTTCTTCCATTAGCCGTCACCGTCCTCGGCGCCCTTAAATGGGTTGAAGTCGATGATGCTCTGCACGGCCTTGTTCCAGACATCATCCACGCCCTTTGCCACGGCGTCTTCGTATTCAGGAAGCTTCTTTTCTATCTTTTCCAGCTTCTCTTCCAGCTCGACTATCTTCTGAGCAGACCTCACGATGGCGTCTATAAGCTGGGCTTTCTCTTTCTTCGAAATGAACATATAGCCTCCTACTTGTAAGCGTTCTCACCGATGCCCTTAAGGTCGATGATGAGCTTTCGTTCTTTGTTTTCTGCGGGACGGTCGGAATAGCCGCCGTTCCTCTTCTGCTTCAGAGCGTTCAGACAGCCGTTGGATGCCTTGTTGTCTCTGGTCATCTTCCTGACCAGATAGCTTTCACGGCGAAGCTCTGCTTCGTCGAACACATCTGCAAATTCAGGGTCTTTGCAGAGACGCTCAATTTCCTTGTCGCTCTTGATGCCGATAGCTATCTTCATGCCGGCGTAGTCAGGGAACTCGCCCTTAGCCTCAACCATAGAGAAGTAGGCTCTAACTACCTTTCTAAGCTCCTCAGCGTTCTCGTACACTTTTGCTGCCATATCAAACCTCCTCTCAGTAAGTCATGTATCCATCCGAGACAGCTCCTCCGGTCATGTAACCTTCGTAGTCTTGGAGCTCCTCGTCATCATCGTCGTCAAACCGGTGCTGCTGCTCCTTCTTCTTCGCCTCTGCTACGGCAGCTCTGCTGATGCAGAAGTAACGGCAAGCGTCCACGGTATGGGTTATTTCGTGCGGCTGCTTGGCGCAGTCGTTCGGGTTCTTCTCATCCGCCTGTATGCACTCAAGGTCATCAAGGATGCCGCCGACATTGTCGAAGAACATGAGCTGTGGCAGCTCCTTCGGCGGGTTGTCGCCATACAGTGACTTCACATACGGGTCGTTAAGAGGTATCGGGGAGAGCATGTACCGCATCAGCATGTGGCCTTGTACGCGGTTGTTATCAGCCCTCACCAGAGGCAGACCGTTTATCATGAATATCTCCGCCATAGTCTTGCCCGTGTCTTTCATTCGAGACCACATATCGGGCGGAGCATAGGTTATCGAAATATGCTCGTGGGGAAGGGTGTGCTCCAGAGCCGCGATAGCGGCGCTCTGAATATTCATCTCAGGCTTTTCAAAGCCTCTGAAGCACCACACTCGACCGTCTTGGTCTACCGCCCACCACAGGCATGCAAACATGTCCAAGCCGTAGTCAAAGCTTCGGTACATGGGCCAGTTGTCCGGGATTCGGAACGGCTTCACCGTGTGAGTGGCTCTGGAAAACTCCTTGAAGAAGTTGCCGCTCAGAGAGTCCCAGTTACCGTACAGATACGCATCGGCATTGGGCATGGCAGCAAGGTTCTCCAGATACCCCGGAGAGTTCTCAAGCATGATGGTGTTGTCCATCGCACTGGCAAAAATGAATTTGTAGTGGTCAGGGTTCTCGTTCTTAAGTGGGTCAGGATTGCCGGTCTTGAACTTCCGGTCGATGAAAAGTCGCTTAACCCAAAAATGGCCAACACCGCCGGGGTTACAGGTCAGGTACAGCCTCTTCTTGAACTGGTTCACGCCTCGAAGACAGCCGGCAAGGAAGCGAAACGCCCGTTCAGAAAACTGAGTCGCTTCGTCCATGAATATCCAGTCGTATTCCTGACCGTTGTATTCGTTCTCAGATTCGTCACCAGACCAGTGGCCGAATTTGATTACAGACCCGTTCTCAAAGGTCATTACGTGCGTCGAGCCGTTATAACTCGCACAGCCCAGCGGCATTACTATCGCTTGTATCGGGCGGATATGGTTCATCTCCAGCTCAGGGTAGTGAGCACGGATGATGAGTATCTTTATTCCATCGTTCATCAGGGCGCCTACGACAGCCTTCGTTCGTACAGCCCACGTCTTGCCGCCACCCTTGGCTCCGCCATAACAGGTGTAAAGCGTGGTGCTGTCGAAGAACTCGCGCTGTTTGGCATTCGCCACGCCCGGGTCAAAATGAACTTCTTCCTGCGCTATCGCAGCATTGTTCGGTTTCGCCATATTTCTCCTGAAAAAATAAAAAGAGACCACCAAACACAGAAGGTCTATCTGTGTTCAATGGTCTCTAAAGGACTCTGTTCGGCCGACGGCCTCTAAGGGCTCTATCTCGGCGCTTATTCTACTGTTTCGGTGGCGCTTCTAACAGCACCGGCTCATTGCACCTCGTACACCATAGCTCTATGCCCATTCCGTAGCCGCCATAGTATATCCTGCAAAGCCTCTTTTTGCATCGAGGACAATAAGCACTGCCGTGGATGAGTCTCGCTCGTAGTATCTTTCTTTGCATAATCATCAAGAAAAGTGGCGGGGGAGGGCCCAATCTCCCCCAGCCTGTCGAAAGGAGGTTGCATGCTACACGCAACTGGCACCGCTTACTGGTTTCGAACCAATACCCCGGGAGTCAAAGTCCCGTGTGCTGCCATTACACCAAGGCGGCTTATGTGGTAGTTCCTGCGAGGCTCGAACTCGCATTGCATCCTTGAAAGGGATGTGACCTGACCTGTTAGTCGAAGGAACCTTATGTAAAAAGGCAAGTCACGAGCTTGCGGGTGCTCTATGCGGGTTTCGGCTGTGGCTAAACCGACCTGTCCAGACTTGCCTTACCGTCCCGCTATTTGTGGAGATTAATAGCAACATTGAAAGGAGAAAACAATGAGAAATGAAGAAGGGAATCGCAGGACGGGTTTTTTTAATTTTTATGAGAATCTGTTTCAAAACACTACCCCCTGTTTTTCCGCTACCCGGGGGTACTTCTCATTTCATCTCATTTATACACCAACCATTTGCAAGTTGTCAACCCTATTTTTGAGAAAAATGATATCTGAACCTCATTTTTATCTCATAATTCTCAAAATCTGCCCCGACAGTGGCTGAGATATATTATATAGGGGTCTTGCTGACCGAGGTGGTACTTTTTCCGCTACCCCCCAGCATACCTGTAGTGCCCCGACAACATCTCTGTCACAACCAACCACCCCAGCCCCCGGGGGACATACTAAGGCCAGCCCACCAGCCCCAGCCACACTAATTGGGCACTGGTGTATGTCAGTACCAATGCCAGTCCAACATCGCTGTACTACTTGTGGTTACTACAAGTAATTACTTTGTGTACAAGAGTGTCTGTGTGTGGAACTAGTATGTTTCTGGCCAAATGTCGTAGCCAGATATGCATACGGAACTTATAAGTTACTATACATACACTAATACAAGATAATAGTATTACGAGGGGAACAATGTGCCTTGCGCTTCTGAGGAAGCGCTACGGCGAATTATATACTTCAGGCGAGTTACTAAAGAGCCAACGCTTCTTGAGGCGCCTGCCTCTGCGAAGCTATCTCTTAAGTAACTCGTTTGTTTTTATTTATATTATATTTTGCAAAATAAATCGTGACAAAACGCCAAAGTCTATGCGGCCTTACCGCATAAACGACTTTGTGCGTTTTGCACCATTTAATTTGCCTTGAAAGAAAAAGAATCAAAACAAACAGCTATCAGGGGGGGTACAAAGAAATTATATCTTTACCCCTGATAGCTGCCTGAATTTTTTAGATATACACAACTTTTATTTTAATAATTTTTAAAGCCCCAGTTCAGTGTGGCTTTAAAAATTAGCGGCAACGAGCGCACTGGCGCTCTGCCGCAATATAGAAGTAGTTGTTACGAACAAGGTTTTATTATACGCCACCCCGCGAGTAAAGTACCAGAAATAAAAAAATGATTCGCAGTCTAAGGAGCTATGCGAGTCATTTTTTTATTTCTTTGTTTTTGTTTTATAAAAACAAAAAACATACTTGACTCGCTCCACATCAGCACCCCGCCGGAACTCGTGCGGATGTATTTCCAAGGAGTCGCTACGCGACAGATTGAAATTTCATCCGCACTATACTGCTTCCGACATTGTACCGCCCTCCGATAGGCGTAGTCGGGAAGTGAAATAATTAATTTTATTTCTATTTGACATTACCAGATGTCGAGAATCTCCCGGTGCAACTGGTTGAGCTAAGGGAAAATTGAAAGGAGTCATGAATATGGCTAACAAGACCAACTCCAAGAAGGCAACCAACAATATCGGTTGCGACAACCTCATCGACAACGCTTTCGTGCCCGAGGCAGGGCAGGGAAACCGTGCAAAGAGTGCACAGAACGCTCTGCGTGAAGAAGCTGGCTTCGCACCCGTAGTTTCCTTCAGCGACCTGTTCGACAAGGGTTGGAAGGTATCAGCAAAACACTTCGGCAAACCCGCAAACGGCGAACACGAGGTCATAATCAGTTGCGACCCCGAACCCCTCAAGGGGAAAGACGGTAGCTACTATGTAAAGTTTGAGCTCTGCGAAGAGGCAACGGGCCTCACTTGGATGACTACGGGCATCAACCAGAGCGAACTCAGCAACCTCTTCAACGCAATCAGCGAATACAACAACGGCATAATCGCAGGTAAAGACCCCATACAGAGCCTCTCCTTCCTCAAAAAGCACGCCTTCAAGGTTTGGACAATCGAAACCGAGCCCAAGAAAGTAGTAACCTACTTCAACGAAAAGAAATACGACAGACGTTGCTACGTAATAGCAAGAGAAGCAAGCCAGAAAGTAGACAAGAAGATGGAAGCTGAACTTGAAGCCTCCAAGTAAAAAAAGCCAGAGGGTCGAAAGACTCTCTGGCTTTTTTTATGTTGGTGCATAATTCACTTCTTGTTATACTCAAAGAAATCGTTACAGATTTTTGAACGGCCGTGGCATCCGCCGGCAACACGAACCCAACAGGAATAGCAAGTCTTATCGTCTATGCGAACATCACTAAAAAGCTTTGAAAGTTTAAAATGGTTTTGCGAAGAAGATTCAGGAGGCGCAACAACATAGCCTTTAGTTCTCTCGGTATACTCAGGATTGAAGGTTTCAATTTGGAGCAAAGTTAAGCCTTGGGAGGAATCTAAACCAAGTCGAGCGTCTTTTTGCTCCTGAGTTTCAGCGGGTAAAGCAATGAAATCAGAGCAAGGAATGTTTGAAAGGTCTGTACAGCGCTCTCCTTTACGATGCTGGCAAATATTACAAGAAACTACATTTGTGTCAACAATCTCGTTGGAAAGAGACTTACTTCTTTGAAGATTGTGGGAATCGGATTTAGCTTGGGGCGAAGTTTTATGGTGAGAAACCTCATTAACCTTCTTCTCCAAAAAAAGGGAGACCTTTTTCAAACAATCAATTTCCGTAAAAACCTCATCCGTAGATTCAATATAACCATCAGAAGAAGGATAATCCAAAGGAATATATTCGTCAGGAATATGTTTCCAAGTTGAACCAGAACGAGAGACATGCGAGCCTTTATTATAACGTCTACCGGGGTTGCTGTTTTTCATTAAGCCAGTAACATCGCCAAACCGTTTATTTTTAGACCGGCAACTCTTGCACCGTCTCGGAAGATTAAGATTATTTTCATGGAAAAAAGTAATTTCACCGTGAGAAAGCACAAAGCTACCGCCACAATCCTTGCAAACACGCTTTATTTCAGCCACAAAAATCACTACCAATCCCAAAAAATTAAAAAATAAAAATTAAAAAAATAATATAATATATAAATAAAAAAATCAAGCGATTATAGCACAGCTTGATGAGATTTCAAGGGGCAAGCACCAGTGTCGCACAGCGACCCCTTGATATCTCATCTGCGCTGTGCTTTTTTCACAAGCGCAATAAGGGAAAAGGAGATTTGAAAATGGAAAGTAAATCAAAAATTTATCCTGAAACCTGCGAAGGTTGTAAGAACTACGAAAAATGCAAAAGCGAGTGGAAATACGAAGATATAAGCCTCGTTGAATACTTAAGAGGTTTTGTTGACTGCTGCGTTGATTTTGAAAGGAGATAAAAAAATGAAAGAAAACAAAGAAAGATACATTGAAGAGCTGATGAGAAAGCTTCCTGAAGTAGAAAACATATACATGAGATTCGTGGTATGCGATATAGCCGTGAGACTCGCAAGAAACGAAATAAAGCTGAATCAGGCAAAAGGGCTCATAGAAGAACTGCAGATAATGTGAAAGGAGATACGAACATGAAGACAATTGAAATATGCGTGGAGTGCAGACGAAGCGACTTCGAAGAAGAACTGGAGTTCTGGAAGAAAATGGAGGTTGAAGACGACGCAGATTTAAAAAACATACTGGACTGTGAAGTTATACAGTTCGGAGTATGGGGATTCGAAGGCATATACGCAACAATATATGACATAAACGGAAACATAATACTTGATTACTAAAGGAGAAATGAACATGTCAAAGATTTACTACCAGATAGGCCGCAAGAACGGCAAAGGCGCAAGCGCATACTCCTACGCAAAAGCCAAATACAACGCAGAGAAGCTGGTTCCTATGAGGATGACAGATGCCTATTGGGGCGTACTCGAAGAAGAATATGATGAGAGCTTCGATTGCTCAGGATTTTGGAACTATCTCGTGAGAGAAGACGAAGTATACGCTTACTGAGAAAGGAGAAAAGCATGAAAGCATACATGGTTTATACGCCGTGTTCGAACTGGTATTACTCAGACATAACACCAATAGCCTTTTTCAGGAAAATAGAAGACGCAGAAGAATTCATATTAGCTTGTAAAGAATCCCGTCCATACGAGGTATTCAATAAGCTATTAAGTTATAGCTGGAATCTACACGAAGCATTAGCCAAAAGCGTGGAATCATATTTCGACGATGAAGACGAGGAAATGAAAATCAAAGAAGTGGAGGTTTTCTAAATGAAGTATGCAGCATTCTATCCGGAAGAAGGTCGATACAGCAAGCTACTCACATTGCCAATGGCAAGAGCATTGGCGAAACAGTTCCCCTCAGCAATTATCGTGAATATGGAGACAGGCGAAGTTATTGAGCGTAGATGAGAAAAGATATTACCCATATCTCATCTGCGCTCACAGACTATTCTGATGAGTTAAACTCGTAAATCTGAAAGGAGTATCAGCATGAAATACAAAGTAAAGGTAAAAGACATATCCATTGGCTATCTGGAAGTAGACGCTGAAGACGAAACTGAAGCAGAGGACAAGGCTCTGGAGATATACAATCAGGGCAATGTATTCTGGAACGATGGAACGGTGGAATTCAAAGTTTGGGAGGGATGAAGTGAAATATATACTCTTGGCTAAAGAACACTCTATGGGTGTAGTAGCCGTGGAAGCAGATAACCTTGAAGATGCTAAAACCAAAGCTGCTGAAATCTACCTGAAAGGAGAAATGTACTGGTTCGATGAAGTTGTAGACTTTGAAGAATATACACCGGCTCGTAAGAAATAAAGCATTACGCAGTAACCCCTATATATTACTAAGAGAGAAAATGTATTTTCTCTCTTAGTAATATATAGGGGTATAAACGTGAGCATCAAAAAGTACAAAATTTTTATATTTACAAAGGAGAAATGAATTATGTTAAAGGCAAATCTTAACGTTGTATACGTAGCAGAGATGGTTCGTGTAGGTAAATCCGTGAAGGGTGACTACGAAATGGTTCTTCTGAAGACCAATGGAGACCACGCAAGACTTCCCATTTGGGTAAAGAACGTTCCTTCTGGAATCGTGGAAGGCGGCAAGTTCACCATCAAGGAAATCACCGGTGCCGGTATCCGCCATATAAAGCCCTCTGAGCGCTTTGACAAGTGGCAGGATGAATTCAGCATCGACGCTGTTGTGTGCCCCGTATAAGCAATCTAATAGGTTAAACAAGCAGGCAGGAAGCAATTCCTGTCT